ACTCAGGCAGAATTAAAAACTAAATCATTCTCAGACATTTTAGGCATCATACTTAATAGATCAGCAGGCGCAGCAGAAGATTACTTAACTACTACTTCCTACAAAATGGAAGTTTTAGGCATAGCCACAGGCAACGCATCAGAGATTATTGGCGAAGGCTTAATTGATGCTCTAGCTCGTCTTGGTGGCGGCACAGAAGCCAGCGATGCAGCCAAAGCCATTGAGACTTTAGCAAAGGCTTTTAACTTTGTAACACTATCTATAGGCACAGCAGGTGGTGGATTAACTAGCGTATTAAGAAATCTAAAGAACCTACCTAAGAATATCTTTGAAGGTTTTGTAGGAAAGCAAACTGGTATCAATCCACCAGCTGCAAGTAAGCCTACACCTACGCTAACTCTCAGCGAAAAGAAGCAACAGCAAGCATTAGCAGCTTTAGAAGCAGCGGCAATCAAACGACAGAAAGAATTGAACGCTCTTAAGAATAAGCAATTAGATACACAAAAGAAACTAGCTGCTGACAAATTAAAGCAGGCCGCTTTAGATAAGGCTGCTTTAGTTCTTGCTCAAGGTAAAAAGGTATTTGATGAAGAAGGCATCCAGTTAGCTGCTGCCGCTCAAGGCAAACTGACAGAAGAAGAACGAGTCAGAATTGCCTTAAAGAAAGACATCTATGATCTAGAAGCAGCAATCAATGAAGAAAACCTAAGTGCTGCCGCTCGCCTTTCTAGCAGCCTAGTTGCCAATGCTCAGAAGTTATCAGCGCTTCGAGGAGACATGATCAACTTAGGTAATGTGCCTAATCCATTCACGGAATGGTTAGCAACCCTTCAGCAGATGGCAGCTGAATTCGCTAAACTTGCTCAACTTGCTAATGTTCCACCAACACCGACACCAATGAGCAGATATACTGCCGCTGATGTTAATACCGAATCTATCGCTGCCGCTTCTCTAGCGCAAGGATTAAATGCTGGACTTGCATTGCCTCAAGCTCTCTCTGGTGCTCGTTATGCCGCACAGGGAGCAGCCAATTACATTGTCAGCGTGAATGTTGGTGGATCAGTTACAACAGAGCGCGATCTAGTTAATGCTATTACTCAAGGTATTTACAATAATCAATCTTCTGGAATCCCAATCACCTTCTCGACAAGTTACAAATAATGGCACTACCAGCAACCCCTATTGTACGAATCAACCTAACTGGCGGAGCTTCATTTGGTGAAGCCTTCGTGCTTGGATCTAGCCGTCTAGGTTTTGCTGAGCTTGCTTCTGGCTCTACAGTCATTGTAGATGTATCAAATCAAGTATCTAAGATTGATACCCGTAAAGAACGCAACTTATTTCAAGACCAGTATTTATCAGGCACAGCCACAGTTCGCATTATTGACGAAACAGGCGCGTGGAATCCACAGAATGTTTCGAGCCCTTACTATCCGAACCTAGTACCTTTACGCTCTATTCAGATTTCAGCCACTTATGACGGCACAAACTATGGAATCTTCAAAGGTTATATTACGGAATATCTTTATACATATCCGCGAGATCAAGAAATTGGATATGTTGATTTAATCTGCTCGGATGGATTCAAACTTTTATTTAATTCTAATGTCACAACCGTTACAGGACAGGCAGCAGGACAGGACACAGGCACACGCATTGACAAAATCCTTAACACAGTGGGCTGGCCTCTAAGCCAGAGATCAATTCAGACAGGAAATACAACCTGTGTAGCTGATCCTGCAACAGTGCGTACAGGCCTTGCGGCCATCCAGACAGCAGAGTTCACAGAACAGGGGGCTTTCTATGTGGACAAGTCTGGCAACGCAGTATTTAAGAACCGTCAGTTTGTTTATGATGCTCAGGCTATAGCACCTACTAAATTTTCCAATGCCATAGGATCTTCAGACATTCCTTATGCTGGAATTACCTTTGCTCACGATGATAAAACTATTGTGAACTCAGCCAGTGTAACTCGAATTGGTGGCACAGTTCAGACTTATACAGATGCCACATCTGTTGCTCAATACTTCTTACATTCCATTACAGCCACAGACATGCTCATGCAGACAGATGCTAATGCCTTAGCCCTAGCAACTGCCTATGTCACCAGTCGTAAAGACACCACAATCCGCATCGATTCCATTACCCTTGATTTAGTAACCCTTGCTTATGGAGCTGGCATAGTTGCAGCTCTGGATCTTGATTACTTTGACACAATGGAAATCACCAATGTGAATGTGTCGGGTACTACCATTGTCAAGAAGCTCCAATGTCAGGGCATAGCCCACAGCATCACCCCTAACACATGGAAAACCACATTAACCACGCAGGAAGCTTTACTTGATGTTATGTACTAGAATTGACCCTATGAAAGAGGTGTGCTAATGGCTGTCGGACTTCCGCTTAAAACGACCTATGCGAACGGAGATGTCTATTCCGCATCGGATGTAAATGATACTAATGGAACAATCAATCTATTTCAGACAAGCACATTATCTAGCCAAGCAGGAAAAAACGCCATTATCAATGGCGGCATGGATATTTGGCAACGCGGTACATCTATTGCATTAACCGCGCCTGCTACTGGGTATACCGCTGACAGATGGTTTTGTGTTACTGGTACAGGAGTAGCAGCCACAATTTCCCGCCAAGCAACAGGCGATACAACAAATCTTCCTTCAATTCAATATTGCGCTAGGGTACAAAGAAACTCAGGACAAACTGGAACTGCCGCTTTAAGCATTACTACATCACTAGAAAGTGTCAATTCCATTCCTCTTGCAGGTAAAACTGTCATTGTAAGTTTTTACGCAAGAAGAGGTTCTAATTTTTCTGCATCTGGAAATACTTTATTTTCTCCATTGGTATCTGGAACTGGAACAGACCAAAATTATGCATCTGGTTATACGGGTGCTGTAACTGTTGCTAATCAAGGAAATACTTTAACTACAACATGGCAACGATTTACAATGACTGGAACTATTGGTGCTACTGCAACAGAATTAGCATTACAATTTTCATACACTCCAACTGGAACTGCTAGCACAAATGATTACTTTGAAGTAACTGGTGTTCAGGTAGAACTTGGCTCAACTGCCACAACCTTCAGCCGCGCTGGTGGAACTATTCAAGGTGAATTGGCTGCTTGTCAGAGGTATTACTATCGTATGACTTCCAACTGGGGTGGAAATTATGCGAACTTTGGAACAGCGGTTGCAACAAGCGGTACAAGTGCTTATGGATTTACAACCGTGCCAGTAACTATGAGAGTTGCTCCAACATCAGTTGATTATGCAACAAACAGAATATGGACTGGCTCGGCACTTACTTTTGCGATAAATAGTTTTGCTCTAACTAGTTTTTGGACTGCTCCTTATCAAATAGGAGTAACAATTACAGTCACATCAGGATTAACAAATAATCAGTTTTATTTCTTTGGTTCAGAAAACTCATCATCAGGTTATCTAGGATTTAGTGCGGAGTTATAAAAATGGATAATGTAACCTTTATTAAAATTGCAGGCAATGGGGAATATACCTCAATGCTTAAATCAACCTATGATGAAATGATTGCTCGTAATGAAGCCTCTACTCTGTAAAGCAGGGCAGCAACTTCGTGAGCAGATTGATGATTCCTTTCCTGACCGCGATAGAAAGTCCGATGGTTGGATAGGCGATGCTCGTCACTCAGCAAAGAAGTCAGATCACAACCCTGATTATTCCAATAAAAATAGTGAATGGGCAATGGTCAGGGCTATTGATGTGGACAAGGATCTCGACTCACGCGCCAATACAGGTGCTTATCTTGCCGATCAGATTCGCCTATGCGCCAAGAAAGACAAACGAATCTCTTATGTTATCTTCGCAGGAAAGATTGCCTCAGCTAAATCACTTTGGTTTTGGAAGTCTTATTCTGGCGTTAATCGCCACGACAAACATATACATGTCAGCTTTAGTAAAAAAGGCGACCAAAACGGTAGCTGGTTTGATATACCGATGCTAGGAGTAAATAGATGAACATG